CCTGTATCATTTTTTGTCTAGCTTCAATTAAAAAATGTGCTGTGTCTGGTCTTTTTCTTCCATACATTCCATTCTTTAATCCTGATTGGTTTCTTTTTCTTATACCTTCTTTGTAGTTTGGAGATGAAGATGTATCACCACCATCACCACCAATTGTCATATTATATCTTGGAGAAAGTTTTTTGATCCAGAATATTTCACGGCAATTTAAGTCTTGTTGATTGTTAACTTCTTCTAAAGTGGTAAATGTAAAGTTTTCTATGCCATATTTTCGCATAGCTCTATACAAATAAGCTTGACTTTTGTTATGGGTTGCGTTATACTTGTGTTTATAAAATCTATCTTTTGGATTGATAGTTTTACCAATATAAAATTCGTTGGTAATATTATTGGTGATTTGATAAATAATCATGCTGGCATAGTCCTTTTATGTTAGAGTAGGTAGGGATTGCCGTCCCGTGACCTACGCCTATTTATACTTTTTTATTATTTGTGAGTGATATATTATGAATGTTGAACATCTTTTGTGGGCTGAACGCTACAGACCTAAAAAAATCCAAGATTGTATTCTTCCTGAGCGGCTAAAGAAGCCGTTTCAGGAATATGTCAATCAAAGTAATATACCCAATCTCCTTTTATCTGGTGGTGCAGGCGTAGGTAAAACTACTGTTGCAAAAGCCATGTGTGAAGAAATTGGTTGTGATGTGATGGTCATCAATGGTTCAGATGAAGGTCGTTTGATTGATACCTTTAGAACCAAAATCAAAAACTTTGCTTCGTCTATGTCGCTTGCAGGCGGCAGAAAAGTTGTCATCATTGATGAAGCAGATTACTGTAATGCCGAATCAGTTCAACCTGCTCTAAGAAACTTCATTGAAGAATTTGCAGGTAACTGTTCGTTCATCTTTACTTGTAATTACAAAAACAAACTCATTGAACCACTCCACAGTCGGTGTGCAGTTATTGATTTCGCACTAAAGAATGGTGAGAAGGCACAGATGGCCTCTGCGTTTATGAAGCGGGTTCAGTCGGTTTTGCAAAGTGAAAATGTTGACTATGATGACAAGGTAGTTGCAGAATTAATTAAGAAACACTTTCCAGATTTCCGCCGTGTGATAAATGAGTTGCAACGTTATTCGCAGCTTGGTAAGATTGATACAGGCATTTTATCTCAAATCTCCGATGTAACGATTAATGATATCATTAAGTATATCAAAGAGAAAGACTTTGGTGCAATTCGTAAATGGGTTGCAAGTAATGATATAGATGCTACAGCATTCTATCGTAAACTATATGATAATCTGTATGAGGTTCTAAAGCCTCAATCTATTCCTCAGGCCGTTTTAATTCTCGCTGACTATCAATATAAAGGTGCATTTGTTGCTGACCAAGAAATCAACACAGTTGCTTGCTTGACAGAATTGATGGTTGGGTGTGAATTCAAATGAATGATTTAGTTTATAACATTTTCAAATGGATACATGATGATTGGAAATCCCACCCTTTACGCTTTATCGTTGAACTCTTGGCATGGGCAATTTCTATTGGTTGCTCTATCACAATGGCTCTCACCGTACCTCACCCACCGCTACTCATATTATATCCAATTTGGATTCTCGGTTGCAGTTTGTATTTGTGGGCTGCTTTTACTCGCAAATCTTTTGGTATGGTCGCTAATTACCTCTTACTTACTGCTATTGATACAGTCGGCTTAGTGAGAATGTTAACATGAGTAACCCATTTGATTATGTAAATGCCATTCTTCAAAACAAGAAACAATTAATCGTTGATGATATTACAGAGAAAGGTTATATACCATTTATGGTCAACCGTTCTTTGTCGTATCATAAAGACTGTATAATCTATGCGAATGAGATGAATCAAAGGCACCACCTTGGAAAGAGGCTTCAGAATGGCTTTTTACTAAATACTGTGAGGTCTCAAAAAAGACCATTCGCCAAGTGGGTTAAGTCTGAGAAAAGTGAAGATATAGAATGTGTTAAGTTAGTCTATGGACTATCAGATTCCAAAGCTCGTGAAGCTCTACGCCTACTTAGTGATGAACAAATCCAACAATTAAAAGAAAAAAAAATAAAAAAAAAC